CTTAAGTGTAAGCACACAGGTATCTGTGGCATGGACCCAAAGTTCATGGAAACTCTTGAAAAAATACGTGAAGAAGTAGGAATTCCGTTTATAATAACAAGTGCCTATAGAGATCCAACGCATCCTATAGAAGCAAGGAAATCACAACCAGGAGCTCACGCAAGTGGCAAGGCTGTAGATATACTTATACGAGGCGCGGACGCCTTAAAGTGTATAGAAGTAGCGTTAAAACACGGTATAACCGGGCTTGGTGTGAAGCAACATGGCGACTCTAGATTTATACATCTAGATACTTTAGAAGCTACTAGCACCAGACCAAGGCCTTGGGTTTGGAGTTATGAGTGATTCGCAAGATCAAAGACTAGAAAAGATAGAAGAAAAATTAGACCGACTAGCGGATGCAGTCGTGTCTATTGCTCGTATTGAAGAACGAGTAGCTACCGTATTAAGGCAGAACGATAGGTTTTTTATTAGAATGGATAAGATAGAACAACGTTTAGAAGACGTAGAATCACAATCTGATGTCAATTCTAATACAGGACGATTCATAGAGAGATTTATGTGGATTGTTGTAGCCGCAGGAATAGGATTATTAGTATATTTTTTACGCACATAGGAGGTATTTATGGCGGATCCAATAACAAACTCAGTAGTAGGTATAGCAGGTAACATATTAAATAAATTTGTTGCTGACAAAAACCTAAAAATGAAACTTGAGCATGAACTCAAGACACAATTACAAACAGCTAATCTTTCACAGATTGAAGTAAATAAAATAGAAGCAGCCAGTAAAAACTGGTTTGTTGCTGGTTGGCGTCCGTCTGTAGGTTGGGGTTGCTCAGTCGCAATGATGGTACATTTTATAATCCTACCTGTTGGTGAGTGGATTGCTGCGCTAGCTGGTGTACAAGTAGATATGCCAGAGTTTGATTTTACTCAACTATCTACCATACTTATGGCTATGCTCGGAATGGCAGGACTTAGAACTTTTGAAAAACAAAAGAAAGTAGCTAGAGGAGACGACTAAGAGTGTATTTTAAGTTAAAAACATTCAAGGGTATGGCGCCAAAAATAAATAATCGCCTACTTCAAGAAGATATGGCACAGACTGTTAGGAATGCTAATCTTGAGTCGGGTAATTTAAAACCTCTAAATATTAATGGAGAGCCTACTGATTTAGTTGGCAACGAGATTCAAACTTATTATAGGTATAAGTTTGGGGGTACTAACTATAATCTTGAGTTTTCTGATGATGTAAATGTAGTCCCCGGAGCAATCGCAGATGATGCTTTTGATCGTTTGTATTGGACAGGCCAAACTTTCCCCCGTATGGCAAGTTCTACAGAGATTACTACTGGTTCTGGTGCATATCCACGTGGCTCTTTTAGGTTGGGCCTTGAAGCTCCTGCGAAGACACCAGTAGCTCAGACTCCTACTGGTACAGATGATGGTACTCAAATTAAATACAGCACTGCGTATGTGTATACCTATGTAACTCCGTTTGGAGAAGAAGGTCCACCTTCAGCTGCATCTAATGTGGTAACAAAAGTAGATGGTCAAACTGTTTTAGTAACTAACTTAGGGGCGGTTCCAAGCAAAACAAATACTAGTTATGGTACAAGAGTAAAAATAAATGCTACGGTTACTACGGCTAGTGGAAGCCCAACTTTGACAGTCACTCATGATGGCTCCAGTACTTTTAGTGTTGGGAATGCTGTGGCATTAGATGGTTTTGCTGCTACTGGTGGTATTCCTGCAGACGCTATAAATTCAACTTTTAACATAGCAACAGTACCTAATAGTACAACTTTTACAGTTACTTCAAATCCTTCAACAAATGCTACCTCGACTGCAACTTCATCCTCTGCAACTCTTGCATTTAGTTTTTTTGGGACTAAACGTATTTATCGTTCTAATACGGGTTCTAATACTACTGATTTTCAATTTGTAGCAGAGATATCAATGTCTGATAATGGTTATACAGATTCTAAAAATAATGACCAATTAGGAGAAATAATACCATCTACTTTTTGGGTAGCTCCGCCAGATGATGATTCAAGTTTATATCCAAACGGGCAAATGCAGGGGCTAACTGCTGTTGGTAATGGTATTTTTGCTGGTTTTAGTGGTAAACGACTTTGTTTCTCTGAACCATTTTTACCGCATTCTTGGCCTATTGCGTATCGTGTAACACTTGAAGATGAGATCGTAGGTATATCCATGGCGGGTAATGTGTTATTTATAGGTACAAAAGGTACAAATTATATAGCAGCAGGTACAGACCCACAGGCGATGTCTATTCAAAAACTAGAGGCAGCCGAACCTTTATTACATAAAAAAAGTTTAGTAGATATGGGGGGTTATTGTTTATATTCAGGACCGGATGGACTAATAGGAGTTGAAAATGGACAAGTTACAAATGTTACTGAAGAATTAATTAATGGAAAGCTATGGAACACTACAGGCAGCGGCGGCTATATGGCTAGAGCAGGAGGTAGGCACGAAAATAAATATATTGGACACCTATACCAAGACGGTAGTAGTCGTACTACAAACCTCTCTCAATGTTTTTCACTTGAAATTGGAGCCGGTTTAAATAGCTTTATGCTAATAGACAATGTAGTAAGTGACCTTGACAGCACTCGAAGAAATTTTAGAGGCTTCTATACTGATCCAGATACTAATCGATTATCTGTTATAAAAGGTGGACAAAATGTAGGTGGGAGTAATACTACAAGCACAAACTGCCAAGTAGAAGAATTTGATACATTCAGTAACACTTGGCGTGCTGCCCAAGACGGGGCGAGTGCAGACTTAGCTAACCCTGACAACGCAAGAAGAGAGGTTACATGGCAGTCTAAAGAAATTGTTTTAGAAAAGCCAACTAGTATGGCTTTTGTAAAAGTATTGTGTGATACCTATGATCATGGCGGAGTAAAGATAAATGTATTTGCTAGAGAGGCTTCAAATGTAGTTAATAGTGGACATTCAATAGCAGATGCTGTTTGTATATTAAGCGCTACAATCATACAAAATGGTAGCGGGCAACTTGAAGTTTCAGGGACGTCTAGTATTGGTAATACTAATAACCCACAGGCTTTTACTACTTCGGTCATTGCAGAACCTATTTTACGATTACCTCAAGGGTTATCCAAAGAATACAGTGTAACGGTTTTTACTCACAACGAGGTATACGAAATCTGTTTAGCAGAGTCTATGGCTGAATTGAGGGCTTTATAATGGCTACATCTGGCAGTAAAGCACCCTCTTTACCACCTTTACCAACTAACTTAGATCCACAACTAAGAAATTATCTTAAACAAGTGGACACCCATTTGAAGATGAAAGCGGGTGATTCTGGTAATCCAAAGGACCGTAATCTTACTCTTAGAGATTTAGAAGAGAGTGGTATTGTATCTAGTGCCTCTACAGTAAATGATTTTAGTATTACAGCTGGAGACCCTACTGTTAAGCTTGTTGCACCAGACCAATTGATTACTGACCAAATAGGTGAAGAAAACACTCTAAAAAAGTTTAGTAAAACCTCTATTATTTTAGCGAGTAATTTTAGCACAACCACGAGTATTAGTTTTGCTAGTATATACAATCAGCTTGCAAACCATTCTTTTTTAAGTAGTGGATCCGATGGTAGTAATCATACTGTAGGTACACCTGTTCATCCAACTAGTGGTAGTGTTATGACTCAAGCATTTACTTCAACACACGTAGCTGGAACTTTTGATTTTACTACAGCAGAGCACACTAGAGGGGGTAAGAAACCGTATTTAATAACAATTACCGGACGTAGATTTGGTACGACTTATTCAAATCCTAGTGTTTCTAACCCCAGCAATTTTCCAAATGCTAGCCAACCTTTCTGGAGTGATACTATAGCTTTACTGATGCATGAAGATAGCATAGATGCCATAACGGGGACTACTAGTAACCACAATGGTGATATGCGGCTTTACCAAAGGACCACAGCAACTGCCTATGCTTTAGACGCTGATGAAGGTGAAGTTCAATTAAGTCGATTTGCTAGTGGAATCGCTGTAGTATTAAGTCCCATGAGTTTGCAATTCATTGCAAACTTAAGGTCGGAAACAAAATATAGATTAGACTTGGGAGTTTTAACTCTTGGCGTTCAAGGACCATCATATGATTCTTTACAGTACACCGTACAGGGGCTAACAACATGAGTTTTGAAATTACATTAACAGGTGATCAAACTTTAGATAATGTAGGTATAGATATAATGACTTACATTAGAGCATGGTGTAGGGATGTATTACAAAGTACAGATTGGACACAACTACCAGATAGTCCTTTAAGTGATGAAAACAAAGAAAAATACCGAGTGTTTAGACAAAAGGTTAGAGACCTACCTGCTAAATATAATGACGACACAACATTAGATGAGATAGAGTGGCCTAGCCCCTAATAAAATGTATGATATGACTATGTTTGAGATTACGTTAAACGATTTTTATATTGAATTTATAGGCTTTGTACTAACTTTACTAGTTGGTTTAGCTGTAAAAGATTGGGCAGTAGGCTTTGTAAAAGGCGCTACTTTTCGTTTGACGTCGTCATTCAAAGAAGGGGATAAAGTAATTTTAGACGGTGATACCGCACTTATTATAAAAGTAGGGTTTTCACAAACAGTATTTGGTGTGTACAACGATGACGGTTACACGTGGCGTTATATATCAAATCAAAAGATTGATGCATTAAAGCTAGAGAAGATTGTAGACTCTGAACTACATGCTGATACAGCTGAGGAGAAAGCACAAAAACTTAGGTCTTTTTTGAAAGATGACAATAATGAGGTAAAATAAACTTTTAAGTGAGGTAAATATGAGTGCAACTAGAAGGATGAAAGACAAAGGTGAAGGTAATATTGGGGACATGAAAACCCAAGAAAAAAGACTTGAACCTAGAGGTAGTGGTAATAGTGCTAACGACTTTCCGGATTTAAATAAGGATGGTCAAATTACTATGGCTGATATTTTAAAAGGTAGAGGCGTTGTAAAATAATGCCTAGAACTAGAAAGAAACCTTCAATGAAGCTTAAGAAGGAGAAGCTTACTAAGCGTCAAGAAGGAGCGATGAAGCGTCATTCTAAACATCATACTGCAAAACACTTAAAATTTATGAAACGTAGAATGCTTATGGGTGATACATTTAGACAAGCGCATAAAAAGGCACAAAAACAGGTAGGTGCATAATGCCAGCAAAGAAAAGAAAGACAACTAAGAAAAAAAGTGGTGCTAAGCCAACTAATCCAGCTTTATACTCTAGAGTAAAAGCTGAAGCTAAACGTAAATTTAAAGTATACCCTAGTGCCTATGCTAACGGTTGGTTAGTACGTACGTACAAGAAACGCGGTGGCGGTTATAGGTAATGGCTAACACGAAACCCAAAGGAGGCTTGACAGCTTGGTTTGGTAAAGGAAAAAAAGGTGATTGGGTGGACATTGGTGCACCTAAGAAGAAGGGTAAATACCAAGCTTGCGGGCGTAAGTCAGCAAAGGGTGGTAAACGAAAGTACCCGAAATGCGTACCACGGTCTAAGGCCCGTAGTATGACAGCTGCTCAAAGACGTAGTGCTGTAACACGTAAACGTAGAGCAGGTAATCCGGGTGGTAAACCCACAAA